GATATTCATCATTATTAATAAAAAGGAGATAAAACATGGCAGACGTAACAAAAGTAACATCGGCAAAACCTAAGATTGGTGGAGCTATTTATTCTGCGCCGCTAGGAACAGTACTTCCTACTGATGCAACTACAGACTTAAATGAAGCATTTAAAGCGTTAGGTTATATTTCAGAAGATGGATTAACTAACGAAAACACAGCAAGTACGGAAAACATAAAGGCATGGGGTGGAGATATCGTTGATACTGTACAAACAGAAAAAACCGATAAATTCACTTACACTTTAATTGAATCATTAAACATTGAGGTGTTAAAAGAAATTTACGGTAAAGATAACGTAAGTGGAGATGTTGAAACAGGTATTACAATTAAAGCTAACACTAAAGAATTAGTACAGCATTCAGTTGTTATTGAGATGGTGTTAAAAGGTGGTATCCTAAAACGTATTGTAATTCCTAACGGTAAAATCGGGGAAGTAGGGGAAATCAAATACACTGACTCTGAAATGGTCGGATTTGAAACTACTCTAAATGCTTTCCCGGATTCAGAAGGAAACACACACTACGAATATATTAAAAAGAAATAAAGATAGGAGATAAGTAGATGAAAAAATTAACAGGTGTCACTAAGTCGGGATTTGCTTATTCGATTTTAGAGAAAAATGTAAGAAACTATGAATTAGTAGAAGCGTTAGGAGAATTAGAAACTAATCCTCTTGCTTTACCTCGTGTGATGAATCTTTTATTAGGTAAAGAACAAGCTCAAAAATTAAAAGATCATTTAAGAGATGAAGACGGAGTTGTTGACACTGAACAAATCACGTCAGAACTTAAGAATATTTTCGAATCTCAAAAACGATTAAAAAACTAGTAATCCTTGCTAGTATGCTGAGTACTGATGAAGACGCTGTAATTTGTGATTTAGCAGAAACTTATCAAATATATAATTACAAAGATATGCCACCAGATACGGTGGCTATTTTTTGTAGTGGTTTGAGAGAAGATTCTAGAATCAAGATGAAAATGACAGGACAAAAAGTAAAATTAGATACTATGTTGTTAGCTTCTGCGGTTGATAAATTAAGTCTACTAGTGTGGACGAAAACAAAAGACGGTCAAAAGGGAAGAAACAAACCTACGTCACTTGTTGAAAGTATCAATAAACCTGTTAAGGTCAAGGAACAATTAGTATTCACAACTGGTGAGGAGTTCGAAAGAGTAAGAAATAAAATATTGAGGGAAGGAGGATAATATGGCAACAAATTTAGGTAAAGCATATGTACAAATTATGCCTTCCGCAAAAGGGATATCTGGAATGATATCAAAGGAGCTAGACGGAGAAGTTTCAAGTGCTGGGAAGAGTGCTGGAAATAGTCTAGTCTCAACAATTAAAGGTGCGGTAGTTGCTGCTGGAATAGGTAAGCTTTTTGCTTCTTCACTTATGGAAGGTGGAAAACTCCAACAGTCGCTAGGTGGAGTAGAAACTCTGTTTAAAAACAACGCAAATATGGTTAAACAGTATGCTAATGAAGCTTACAAAACTACAGGGTTATCTGCTAACGCTTATATGGAAACTGTAACGGGATTTAGTGCTAGTTTACTTCAATCATTAGGCGGAGACACAGCAAAAGCTGCTAAGGTGGCAAATACTGCTATGGTTGATATGGCGGATAACTCAAACAAGATGGGAACATCAATGGAGCTTATCCAAAATGCTTATCAAGGTTTCGCAAAACAAAACTATACGATGCTGGATAACTTGAAATTGGGGTACGGTGGTACAAAACAGGAAATGCAACGTTTGTTAGCTGACGCACAGAAACTGACTGGTGTTAAGTATGATATTAACAACTTATCAGATGTTTATGAGGCTATTCACGTTATCCAAAAAGAATTAGATATCACAGGTACTACTGCTAAAGAAGCATCAACAACGTTACAAGGTTCATTTGCTAGTATGAAAGCAGCATTCATGAATTTACTGGGGAATTTGTCACTTGGTAATGATATTAAACCGGCTTTACAACAATTAGCTAGTACTACAATGACTTTCCTTGTGGGTAACTTTCTACCTATGGTTGGTAACATACTAAAAAGTTTACCAACTCTCGTGATAGGTGCATTCTCTGGACTGGCTGAACAGTTACGGGGAGTGTTTGGAGATGAAGTAGTAAACAAAATTCAAGGATATTTAACGCAAGTTTCGGGAGCTGTAGAATCATTTATGAATGTGTTAACAGGTTCAATGTCTAAGCAAGAAGGTATTGACCTAATGAAAACACTAGGAATTAATGAGGGAACAGCTGATTCTATTGTTAGTATTGCTGATAATATCCGAACTGCTTTTCAAAATATTTGGGAAGCGATTAAGAATGTAGGAGCAATTGTTGGAGAATTTGTCGGAGATCTATTAGGTATTAATGATACTGAAAGTAGTGTTAGTTCGTTGGGAACAGCTTTTGAAGTATTGAGTGGTGTTGTAAAAGAAATATCACAATGGATTAAAGACTTTACATCTTTTTTAAAAGAAAATGAAGTGGCAATGTCATTAACTAAGGCTACATTAGCAGGACTATCTGCTGGTTTTCTTGCGTTAAAAGTGATTGAGACTGTTAAAAATTTATTTACTGGTTTTCAAATAGCAGTAGCTGCTGCTAGAACAGCTATGATGACGTTTAATGCTACTTTGTTAGCTAATCCTATCACAGCAATAATAGTAGGAATCACTGCTGTTGTTGCTGCGTTAGTATGGTTTTTCACTAAGACTGAAACTGGTAAGAAAATATGGCAGGGCTTCGTTGATTTTATAAAACAAGCATGGAACGGAATAGTAGAATTCTTTAGCGGTATATGGAATGGAATTACAACAGGTGCTTCAACGCTTTGGACTGGAATTCAAGCAGTGTGGAGTGTTGCTGTAGAGACTGTGAAAAGTTTATGGCAAGGTGTTATAGAATTTTTTACAGGACTATGGAATGGAATTAAAGAATCTGCTTCAACAGCGTGGACTTTCATCACAACATCTATTACTGCTATTGTTCAACCTTTTATTGATGCTTTCTTGAATGGTTGGGAAATTCTAAAAACTGGACTAACAGCTGTTTGGGAAGGTGTAAAAATGGTGATTCAAGGTGCTTGGGAATTCATCAAAGCTATTGTGATGGGAGCTGTTCTGATTGTAATTGATCTAGTAACAGGAAACTTCTCAAAACTTAAGGAAGATTTACAGCTTATTTGGGATGCAATAAAAGCAGCCGTTCAATTAGTTTGGGAAGGTATCAAAACTGTAGTAATGGCGATAGTAACTACTTTGGTATCTTTATTATTAAATGCTTGGGAAGGTTTTAAAAATGGTTTAGTTGCTATTTGGAACTTTCTATCGACAACCGCTTCTACAATATGGAATGCTATCAAATCCGCAGTAACTTCAATAGTGACTGGACTAGTAAATGGAATAAAAGCATTGTGGGAGGGGTTCAAATCTTTCTTTACAGGTTTAATAAATTCTGTTCAAAGTATTGCTGTAAATACTTGGAATTCTATTAAATCAAGTGTGACTAGTATAATTCAAGGACTTGTTAATGCTGCTCAAAACGCTTGGAATACTTTTAAAAATGGTGTTCAAAATTTAGTAAACAGAGTGAAAAATATATTCGATTCAATAAAAAATATTGATTTGTGGGGTGCTGGTAAAGCTATCATGGATGGATTTTTACGAGGATTGAAATCTGTTTGGGGAAGTATTACAAGTTTTGTTGGTAGTATTGCTGATTGGATTAGAGATCACAAAGGGCCGATTGAAGTCGATAGAAAACTACTTATTCCTGCTGGTACTGCCATCATGGAGAGTTTAGATGAAGGACTTACAGATAAGTTTGAATCAGTTAAAAAAACAGTTGGTGGAATGGCTGGAGATATTAACAAAGCCTTCACAAGCGAAATGACAGACTTTGAAGTAGGTGCGAATGTGTCTAAAAACTTACAAATTGATGATATGAGTAAAGCTGACTTTTCTATGGGAGATGATGATAACGAAGTAATAAAAGCGTTAGGAGTTGTTCAAGATTTGTTAAAAGATATTTCAAATAAAGATTTCAATACTTATTTAGATGGTGAAGTAATGGCAAAAAACTCATATGATAGACAAATAACTTTTGTTAGAAGGGAGGGAATTTAATGGTTAAGATTAACAATGTAATTTTATCCCCTAAAGACTATGTGTTAGTTGATGGTGGAGAGATTCAAGTTGCGAAAAAGCGTGTTTCAGAAGAAAGTAAAATTTATGGTGCTAACGGTACTTATGTAGTTCATGATGGAGCTTACGAAACTCAAGAACGTGTCTTGAAAATCTCTGCTGCTAATTATGAAAAAGTAGTTGAATTGAGTAAATTATTTAATGATTTTGATAATGAAATAGAGTTTGATTACTTAAAATTATCAAAATACTACGCTGATTTAGTTGATATTACCTACAGTAAACAAGGTAAATCAAGGTGGATGGTGAATGTTAAATTGAGATTTAATCCATTTAGATATACTACTGATGATGGATTAATCACGTTAGGAGCTAACGGCAGTATAACTAATGTAGGCGATATTTTTTCAGAACCTACAATTGAGATCGAAGGAAATGGAGATGTAACACTTACCATCGGGAATCAATCCATGGATTTAAAATTAGAATTGAAAGCTTACATTGATTGTAGACACTTAAAACAAAATGTTTACGATAGAAATAAAACACTTAAAAATTCGATTAGAAAACGTGGTGGATTCTTTGAAATACAACCAGGAATTCAAGGTGTTACTACTAGAGGGAATGTGTCTAGAATTAGAATAAAAGGTAATTGGAGGTGGAGAGTATGATTTATTTAAAAGAGGGGCAAACCCCTCTTAATTTTGCTTATAATGATGAAATAGTGCAAGAAGGGAATAGCAAATATCAATTAAGTTTCAAATTTCCAACTAATAATCCATTGTGGGAGGACTTAGTAGAAGAAACACTATTACTTGCTGATGACTTACACGGTGAACAGGAATTCATCATTTTTGAGGTAGAAAAACATCACGCTTATATTACTGTATACGCTAATCAAGTCGCTACACTTTTAAATAACTATTCTATCACGGAATTTAGTGTTAATAATGCTAGTGGTGACAGAGTAATGAGAAGTCTTGTGAGTAGCATTATTCGTGAACACCAGTTTACATTTTCTTCTGATATAGCAAACACTCACAGCCTTAATTTAAAGAATGTGACAGTAGCAAATGCATTATTTAAGGATAAACACTCAATCATAGGTCAATGGGGTGGAGATTTAATCAGAGATAAATATGATATTAGATTATTGAGTAATGGCGGAAATAACAAAGAAGCCTTGTTTATGTATAAAAAAAATCTAAAATCGTACCAACAGAAAAAATCTATTAAAGACTTAAGAACAAGAATTCACTTTACAAAAACTATAAATTCTCAAAAAGAGGGAGAAAAGGATAAAGTAATTGCTGTGACTGTCGATAGTCCTTTGATAGGTAAGTATAAAAACATTTATGAGGGGAATTTAGATGTAAGTGATCAAGATGTTATTGATGAAGTAACACTGCGAAAATACGGTGAGAATTACTTTAAAACTACCTTGTGTGATGTGATTGAGGAAAGCATAGAAATTGACGTTGTA